GTATGGGAATCTAAATTTATTAAATCTTAAAACAGGTATCAAAGATGAAGATGGTTACGAAGCAAAACCATTTGAAGAATATTCTACAGAGCAATCTGAAGAACAAAATTCTTTAGAAGAATCTAAAGAAGAACCTACATACTTAGATGAAACTATAGATGTAGAAGAAATGAAACGTGCTTTGAAAGCAACTAACTCTTTAGCTGAATTTAATGAAGTTAAAGATTTAATTAGAAAAGACGTTGAGTTTCTATTAAGAAACAACTTACGAGCATATAGACAAGTAACAGACATTGCCGAAACTCGTGAGACACAACTAACAAATGGTCAGCAAAGCTGATGATAACAAAGGAGAAACAATGAGTGAAGATGTAGTATGGTGTAATCTTGTAAGAAACCCAAACAAGAGTGAACCTAAACAACCGGATTGGGTGGCACCACCAAATGAAAATGCACCGGAAGGAAAGAAATGGACTAAAGGTGTGAAGATGGCTGATGGTAGTTGGTGGAACCAGTGCGCTTGGGATGAAGTAGATCAAGGGGGAAATGTTGTTGGTATAACTGTCAAGATTTCACCACCTACTTCAAATAGTAACAAACCTAATACTCCAAATAAAGGGTTTCAAAGTAAACCTAATTATGGTAATAAACAATCATACAAATTTTAATTAATTTGTATCTAGTCTTGGGGGAGTTTTTTCTTTCTAGTTCCCTTTCAGTAGTTTTCTTCCCCAAGACACCTCTCTCAATATGGATAATAAAATAACAGATATAGATAAAGAAATTGAAAAGAAGATCATTGATGATCGCCAAAAAGATTATGGTGATTATCAAGAAAACTTTGTTTTATTAGCAGAAATGTTTACAATAATTTTGTTTGACAGTTTAAAAAAACGAGTTAAACCACACCAAGTAGGTCAATTAATGATGGCTCTAAAACTATACAGATCAACTAAAAATTTCAAGGCTGATAACTATTTGGACCTTAGTGTGTACAATAAAATGACTAAAGAAATACACAAAAAAGAGGTTGCCAAAAAGGATAAAGTATGACAAAGTTCAGACGAATTATCAATGGAGAATGTTCGTTCCAAGTGATCGAACTATTTGATGATGTAAAGAAGGCTGCAAACAACTCTAATAATGGAGAGTTTGTAGAATGTAATATCCAAAATTTGAGAGTGGATTTTACAACAGTAAAAAAGGAGAAAGATGAACGAGCTGAGAACTCGTCTGCAAAAGCTGAAGGATCTTCAAGCGAAGAAACACAAGGAGTATCTGGAAGCTAAGCAAAAAGTAAGTGAGTATCAAAAAGATTCTTACTCTTTACTTTGGCAAATAGAGCAGACAAAAGAACAGTTAATGACAACAAAATAGTTATTAACTTCATAGTTGAAAAAAACGTGGACTAACTGTAGGGGATCTATGACTTTAAAACAAAGAGAAATCTTTAAAGAACTAAGACTAGCTATGATGGCTGGTCAATATTCAAACTTATCAAAGAAAGAAAAACTAATTTATAAAAATGCTTTTAAGAATGGTTATAAACTAGCGCAGAAACATATAAAAAAAAATAAAGAATATAAACCAAGAAAAATTATTAGTTATCAGTTTAGAAATATAAGTCCGGAGATTGTAGATTCTGTAATCAATAGAGTGTGTGTAAAGTATGAGGTCCACAAGAAAACTTTGTTAGGCAAATGTAGAACTCAAGACGTAGTTCGTGCAAGAAATATTATACACAATATTTTAAATGATAAATACAATATGAACTTAACTAATATTGGTAGGTACTTTGGACAGGATCACACTACAGTATTACATTCAATACAAATGAAAGCTAAGAAGGAAAGATTTTGGGGTCCGGAACAAACTATCTGGAATGAATACTTAGACTTAATTAATTAAGTTCTTGCGTAGTTAGGTTTCTTACCTTGTCTAGTTTTTCTTTCAGCTTTCTTTTTTCTTGATACTGCAGCAGCTCTTTGACTTGCAGACATGGACCTAGCTTTAGCTGCGGGTACACACTTAGGATAGTTTCTTCTCTTCTCACCTTTGCTTCTACCGCACTTTGGAAATCCTCCACCCTTTTTGGGATTAGCAATATCAACCCAGTTTGCTTGTACCCAAGATCGTAAACCTTTTGACATTACTTTCTTTTTTTTCTTGTACCTTTAGGTTTTATTCTACCACTACATACACCAGCTGCGTACATATTGGCATACGCAGATGGGTATACTTTAAACTTTCGTTTAGCAGCAGCCTTACCTTTTGCACAAAGTTTAGCCATTACTTTTTGTAAGTTTTTTTCCCGGCATTATCTTTTACCTTTCTTCTTCATACCTTTTTTCTTCTTATCCATTTTCTTTTTTTTATCCATTGGTTTCTTCATTTTTTTTCCATAGTGTCCCGGCATTATTCATCCTCCTTGTTATCTTCATCTTCGTTGTCTTCATCTTCATTGTCATCATCTTCCCAAGAAGATTCATCTTCAAATCCTATAGATAAATCTTCCATAGTATGATCATCATCATCTTTGATTACAATTTTATTTTCTTCAATAAGCTCTTTGATAGCTTTCTCTACTAACTCTTTGATTGACTGTGCCATTTTTTTTCTCCTTTAATTTACGTTCACAATAATTATCATAACAAGAACCATCCTTACCATCATGGCAATAATACTTCTTGTTGTTGTAACTTATAATCCATCCACCCTCATTACTCAATAGTTCTTTATTACATTCTTCACAATAACCACAAAGACGTACAGAGTTTTGTTTCTTCCATGTTTTATTTTTCATAAAAATTTAACATCTCCATCTACGTCTTGCTTGTCTTAGTCTTGAGTTAGGGTCTTTTGCAGCTTTTGGAAATCGTTTCATTTGACCTGCGCTTCTTGCACAATATGATTTTCTTCTTGCTTTTTCTCTTTTTGTAAGTCCACTCTTTTTAGTTACAGCAGTTTTTAATTTAGATCCGGGGTTCTCTCTTTTATATCTAGCCACACCAGCTTTAGTCATACCTGCACCAGACTTAGTGGACCTGTAATACTTCTTTGTTCTTGGTGGTTGTTTATCTTTAGTTCTCATTGTTCAATCTTTAATATTTTTTTCTGTCCCATGTATATCTCTGTCAAAGCATTTACTTAAAGACTCTTTATATGTATGCTCAACCATTTCACTATTGAGATACATTATTAGAGCTATAACCATTTCCATTTTCTCTTACCTTATCCTTTAATTTTTCTACATCATCACGTAATCTTTCAATATCTTTTATCATTCTTTGAATATTTACGCCATTGTGCATCATCTCATCTACACGCACTATAGTCTTTTCTAAGTCAGATGCTAGTGATTCTTGTATTAAAAATTGTTCCTGATCTACTGGTTTCTGGTCGGATGCTTTGAGTAAATCAGATTGCATAAGCTCACGACTTGTTTCTAAAGATGTAAGTCTAGCAGTAAGTTCTGTGTAAGCAAATATACCTGCTGATACAGCTACAATAATACCAATCATATTTTTTATTGGCATTGCAACAGATGTATTCTCACTTACCTTCATGCTTTTTTTTCTTTTTCTTTTCAAAAAGTTTATCTATCCAATTAGAAATTATATCTAACTTTCCAAAGAAAGCATATATAATTTTATCAATCATACAGCGGGTCCTCCACAAAAAGCTAGAAGGAGCATCATAACTATTAATACACCTGTGAAATAGTAGTTCATCCTGTGTATCTCCATAGGTTATCCTTGTGTTTTATTATGTGATGATAGCAATAACTAATACTACAGCTACTACGATAACCATCTCTCTATGATCTGTCCAGTAATGCATAGCTTTGTCTCTAATTTTATCAATCATATTTGTCTCCTGTTGGTTTCTAATATAAGAAATTATTTTCCCTGTCCACGATTTTTTGACTTACCTTTTTGTCTCTTTCTATGCTTATTCATAGAAGATAGTTTAGGTCGTCTACCTATACTTGTTTTTTTTGGTATTCTTACGTGTTCTAGCTTTTCGAGATTGAACTTTTTTTTTGCCATACCCTTGTTGTGATAAGTGTGTTACTTTCTTACTATATTGTTGTACATATAACTTCATTACTTCTTAACTAAGGACCCACCAAAGTATAAACCAACAATAGCAGATACTAAGTTTGTATCTAATGGTGTTATTGCCAATCCTCTAGCAGATAAGTATTCCCATTTTAAAACTTCTTTACCTTCTAAAAATAAAAATCCCGGTTTAAATTCTAGGTAGCCAACAATTACATTAGCTTCCGGGTCTATCAGAGGTAAGACTTTAGGTAGTAATACAATAGAGAATACAGCAGTAAGCGCAATTATTCTTCGGGTCCACTGAAAATGTACATTCTCATATTCTCTTGCTTCTTTAAATCCTTGTTGCTGTACTTCTGCTCTTTGTATTAACATCTTTTGTTCAGCTTGTTTTGCTTTAATACTTTGAGACCAGATACTCATTACCCCACCTAGTACAGTAGATGTTAGCATTGTTATCATTTCAAATGGCATTGTTTAGTTTCTCCTCTAGCTCTTTAATTTTGTTTTGAGCATCATCTAAATCTTTAGTACAAAACTCTAGCTT